TCCCGTAAATCAACGTCCGCAATCCGGCGTCGCCCGCCGTCTGGAACTCGCTGAACCGCGGAATCTGCCGCCACGCCGAATACGTCGCCGCGTCCACCACCATGTACTTCTGATCGCTCGGCGGCACCTTCGACAGAAACATCGCCGTCTCCGCCGCGTCGATCACGGCTTCGGTAATCGGCGTCCCCGCAATCCCCACCGCGGCATTCGCCGTGAACCCCGCGTACAGCCCCAGCAGATCGCTTTCGATCCGCTGTGCGATCGCCGCCACCGCCGGCTCCATGTAGATCTTCAGCAGATCCGGCACCGCCAGGACCTTGGTCACATCCGGTATCTGGAACGTCGCTTCCGCGTGCGTGTTGAGCACGATCTGCGCATTTCCCAGACTCGGATTCTGCGTCTGTACCGTTCCGCCCTCGGCGATGTTGTTCGCCACCATCGTCGGCGGAATCGGTATGTTTACCGTGTCGCCGGCCTGCGCCAGCACCGGCTCGTAATCGCGATTTACCAGGTTCCCCATCACGAGGTTCCCGATCAGTACCGGCAGGGCGTCCACCGCCACCAGTTTGACAATCGCATTCGCGACGTTACTTGAAGTAATAGCTGCCATTCGTCCTCTCCCTTAGATAGTTCCTTCTCTACCGCACCCATGCCGCGGCCGTTCCCGCTATGCCATGGGCCTGTTCACATCCCCTTCAGGGTCTGCGACGCCACGCGCACGATTTCCTCTCGTACCCGCTGCATTTCATCGGCGCTCATCCCAGGGCGTATCCGCTCCAGGTCCACCGCCTCCCGGCCCGCTACCGGAGCTTTCAGGGTGGCCGTCATCCCCGTGCCCCCGGCAATCCGCGCCGGGAGAAACTCCGGATTCTCGTTTACAAAAGCGGCCAGGTAATCCTTCAGCGGCGTTTCGCCGGCCTCGCCGCGGGCTACCAGCCGCCCGTCCTCGGTCCGCACGATCCCGTCCTGTACCGCCCTGAATGCCAGATCGATCTTCCCGACTCCCAAACGCTGCAGTTCGGCGCGCACCGTCGCGCCCCGCTCCGCTTCCGCCGCCATCTTGCGGCTGCGCTTGTTCTCTTCCACCAGTTCGTTCAACCTCCGCTCCAGTTGCTCCCGGCGCTTCCGCTCCTCCTGCAACTCCGCCTTGTGCGCCGGCTCCGTCTTCGCCTGTTCGTTGTTCACGAACTCCTGTACCGCCTGCCTCACAATCGCCTGTATGTCGATGCCTTCCATATACCTCCCAATCCGTTGCTCGCTGTCGTGGGACGGACGATCGGTTTCCGTCGTCTGTCAATTCCCCGCCGCCCCCCTACCCCGCTTCGATCTCGTCCGCCACCCGGTTCTTGACCTCCTGCCGCGCGTCGCACAAGTACTTGAACGCCAGTTTCTTGAACACTTGCTTCTTCAGCGTCTCCGATGCGATCCCCAATTCCAGCAGCTTCTTGGCGTCGTCCAGGTCGCTGCCGAAATCGCCGATGTCGAATTCGTCCATCCCCGATACATCGATCGTCACCTCGTCCTGCCGCGCCTTCGCGATGGCCCACAACACCTGCTTCATCGCGTCCTTCACCACGCCTCCGTACGCGCGCAGTACCTCCTGCGTCACCGCGGAGTCGATCTGCTTGCTCAGCCCGGAAGCGGCGATATATCCGCCCCGCGCTTGCTCGGCCTGGTTCATCAGATAGCAAACACGGTAGATTTCGTCCTTTAACCGGACCAGGTTGTCCGCTGCTATCTGATAAACCTTGCCCTCTGGCTCCGTCCACCCGAATCGGTCGTCTTTGCCGAGTTGGATGAAGTAGCTCTCTCCCACCACTTGGTTCCATTCCTTGTCCGAGTAAATCACCGGACTCGCGAACAGTCCCATCGTCAACGCCCAGGAAAGCGCGTTGGACTTGTTGAAGTGTTCCAGTTGCAGGAGCGCGGACTTATTCATCAGCCACAGCCCCTCGGACACTTTTATCTCGAATACCGGCACCCGGCGCTGCCCGGCTAACCCGTGCTGCCCTTCATCGATCGGCTCGATCGCCTCTGCCTCGCCCACTTTGCGGAAAACTTGATAGTTCTCGCGGTCGTAGTAAATCCACCGCGTTTCTTTCTCCCACTTCGCGTCCGTCACTCTCGATTGCTGCAGGCACGACGTGCGGATTACCACCCACTCCAGTCCTCCCGTCTCGTCGTAGTTCCAGTTGATGACTTCGTCCGCCGCGTATTCCGTCAGGTACGCCCGCGATCTTCCGCTCGCGTCTTCTTCCGCCCGCGTCTGCGCCACCCCGCCCGCCTTCGGAAAGTCCACTACCACGAAACTGCTCCCGCACACCATCACCTGCACGAAACGCTGCCGGAAAAACTCCTGCAGGCTGGTCCCCTTCAGGTCGCAGTCGTCCGCCAGCAGGTTATAGAAACTCTTCGCCGCCGCGTCGCTTCCCTCGAACTGCAGCGTCGGTTCCCGCCGCATCAATGTCGCGGCGGACCAGTCCACAATCGACCCCACGTAGTTCTCGTAGAACACCCGCCGCAGCCGCTCCTCGTACACCTGCCCCGGCTCCTTTTGACGCCGCACCAGGTACTCGTACGCGTTCCGCCGTATCTGCTCTCCGCCCGCGTACAGATCCTTGTATTGCTTCCACATCGCCTTCCGAGCGATGTAATCCGGATGCTCCCGGTTGATGTTATCCATGTTCCCCGCCTCTTAGTAACTTAGAAGCGGCTGAAACCGCTCCCCGATCTTTGGCACTACGCGGCATTCCTGCCACAGCACATATCCCAATGCATCCGATAGATGCGTCCGCATCCGGTCCCGGTCTTTGTCGATCTGATTGCTGTCCGACTTGAAACACACCTGTTCCAGGTCCTTGATTAGTTCCTTGCACTGCGGGTCCAGCAGCAACCCAATCTTCCCCGACGCCGATTTCAGTTGCCGGTTCGTCAGGTTGATCCGCTCCCGCACGCTCGGATTCGATCTCGGTACCCGGTAGTCCACCTTCATTCCCGATTGCGCCGCGAAATGTTCCCTGATCATGTCGTAGTCCGTCGCCCCTGTTGTCTGTTGCTGGTTTCCCGCGGCGTCTCCGTAAATCCATACTCCGGCGCCGTGCTTCGGAAATCGCTTCAGGAACTCCTCGCACGCCGCCTTCGTCGTGCTGTGCCGGATCACGATCTCTCCAACCACCCGCACCTCCCCGCCCTCCCGCTGCAAGATCAGCGAGCTCATCGGATCTACGTTGAAATCGAGCGCCCACCACAATGGCTCCCGTGCGTTCACCGTCAGATCCCGCACGTGCGTGTTGCGGTCGAATGCCGAGTACACCCGGCCTCCCTCCATACTCAGATACGCCCCAAGCACTTCCTGCTGGTAGAACTTCTCGTCGTAGCTATCCTTCAGCCGGTCATAGAAATCCCCGATCTTTCCCAGCAGGTGCCGGTTCTCGAATGGCGCCGCTTGCACCGCACCGTACCCGTGCACGGGATTCGATATGAACTTGCGGTATACCCAGTCGTATCCCTTCGGCGTCCACACCGCGAATCCGCACAGCCGCGCCGCCTTCGGATCCCGCAGCCGCCCTTCCAGCCGCAGCCAGGATTCCTCCAGCGTGTACGTCAGCTCGTCCAGCCCGAACCACGCCAGGTTCGTCCCTCGCAGCCGCTCAAACTCATCCACCGGCCGAAATAGGATCCTCGACTGTGTATCCTGCATCACAAACGTATTCTCGGCCTTGTTATGTTCGTACGGGATGTCGTTGCTCTCCAGGATCTCGATCAACGCCGCCTGCGTGGCATCCCGCAACATCGGGTAAGTCGGCGCACCCAATAGTCCCAGGCGTCCAGGATTCATGTAGCTCAACCGGATTGCCTCTTGACACAGTGCCTGGCTCTTTCCGCTGCCGATCGGTCCCGAAAACCCCTTGAACCTGTTCTCCAACGCGTGGAATCTACTCTGCGAAGGTAGCGGGTCGTACTTTATGTCTCGGTGCTCGGTTTGACCGGTTCGACCCATGTAACCTTGATCTCCTTTACCAACTCTTCCCCGCTTTCCTTCTGCCATTGCACTAACTTGAAATAATCAG